CTGCATTTTTTGAGGATCGTAGAATCCATTCACGGTTCCATCGTAACCCATCCGATTCACCTGTCCGCCGTTTGATGTGAGGAACTGCTGTGGAGCGGGTGGTCCGACAAACTCCTCTGCTGCCACCGCAGTCGGACGAGCCAATCCAATGTATTCGGGTGTGTATTTTCTGAAAGCAAGAGTGATGTCCTGCTTCAGGAAATCGTTGTCCTTGTCGTATGCCACTTGCAGATCACCGATAGCCTTTGGATACACCTCTTCCACATAGAAGCGGTGGGCGGGATCATCTGCTCTCGTCATCACGGCTATTTCCAAGTTTGTCACATAGTCATCGTAATATCCGAACTTGTAGTTGGAGCGGCTGCACACAAGATCCATCCAGTCCTCAAAGAACTTGCGCTCACGCAGATCGGCAGACAGTATCACGGATAGGGTCATCTCTCCTGCGTAGATTGGTTCATACGGCATATTCCGCGCAGGACCGTAGAAGCGATACGGCGTGGTTGACAGTGAGCGACCAGGTATGGTGATGGAGTCGCACCGCACCATCAGATTCCTGATGAACTGAATGTTCGTGGTGCCGAAGCCTGCTGGCGTGTTGATCATCACTTCATAGCGATTGCTGAAAGCCAATCCGCTTTGAGTGATGCTGTTTATGAGTTCGTTGATGTTTGACGGAACGAATGCCATTTATCTGCCTCCCCGCAATACTTGGCTTCTGCTGTCTCGGTAAACCGTTACTGGTTTTGCCCCGCTGAATCGTGAAGTGTTGGATGCCACCATGTCTTCCCACAGACTGAACGGAACCACTGCGGGTCGCCGTCTCATGCCTTTCCACAGATAGCGTCTGTAGCACGGCTTGAAGTACTTGAACTGTCTTCGCGCATTCAAACGGTCGTAGTCTACACGCAGACGAGTTCGCCACTCTTCGTTTGCTTTTATTGTCGGTAGACCTCGCATCACCGAGTCAAACAAGAACTTTCTAAAATCTGGTGCGATGAAGTGCAGATTCACTCCCTCAAATCCCCCTCTATACACATCCGTTATCAACACCAAAGGGAATGTATCGTAATATGTATTTCGTGAAACAAAAGAATCGCTGACTGGCTCGTATTTGAAGAACACCATCTGTCCATCAAAAAGGCGATTGGGTATGGATAGTTGACCGCTCTTTTGGAGCATCTTTACGAACTGAATGTATGTCTGATCTGTGGCACCAAGCACAGAGGTGGTTTCCTCCAGCAGTGCCTGCAAGTCAGCCTTCATCTCGTCTTCGGTCATTGGGGTTTCCTGAAGAGGTCGTCTTCGGTCAATATTTTGAACTCCCATCCTTTGGCTTCCGATACCCGTCTAGCCGCGTCCCATTTAGCCTTGTTGGTGATCCATGTCTGCACTTCTGTGATGTAGCCTCTGGTAATCCGCTTTCGCTTCTCGGGTTCGCGGCACTGCTTCTTGGGCTTGATTTCCACCAACCATGTCTTGATGCCTTCGGCGGTGCGTATCTCTACCAAGAAATCAACGAAATACCTATGAGGCTTCTTGTCTAGCGGATTCATGTACGGAATCACCACTTCTTCGGATGCCCATCGCAGCACATTTGCGCTGCTGTCGCAGAACTTCATAAACTTCCGCTCCCACATACTACGGTAGACGATCTTCGTGGGATCGCCAATGTATTTGGAGGGGTTGTCTGGCTGAAATTTGCCTTTGTATGCCATACATAAATATGTAGCCGATTTTCAAAAGGAACTGCCCATGTCAGCCATACCACAATCCCTTTTTGATCCTGCTTTCACTTCCAGTGGAAAGCCGTTCATTTCCACCAATCGGTACGGCAACGGGCGGTACAGTCAGCAGGTGTACAACGATCAGATTGGTGATGAGGTTCTGCGACAACTTGAGGGAACTCCGAAAGTGACCCGAGGCTCCCGCATTCGCCCATCGGTTCTGCGGTATCCCATAGACATCGGAAGCGCACAGGTTCCCCATGTCATGCAGTTCAAGGTGTTCTGGCGGTGGGAAGCCAAGGACTTGCGGCAGGGATTGGAAAATGCCAAGGCGGAATCCAAAAAGACCATTCAGAATCTGCAAACGCTGTCTGGACTCATAGATGGTGGTGATCTCACGCCAGAGTCGCTGTATCGCTCTCCTCTCAGCAACGAGAGCATTGCCGCGCTTGAGAGTATGGTGGTTGATCCCAACACCCTGAAGATCGTGGATCCAAACGGAACAGACAGCATTGCGACCCTGTTGCAGACGAATCCTGGTAAAGCCAGGCAGATATTGGAGCAGACGATTATTTCAGAGCAGACCCGACTCTCTAGCATCGAATCGGAACTGAATAACGGTGCAGGCAAGGTTGGTATGGATGAACAGGAACGGCTGCTTGTGCAGAATCGCTTGAGTGAAAACATTGAGCGAACAGGCGTGGGTGAGTCCGCAGTAAAGGGAGCGGCGGTGGGAGCAGCCGCAGGTGGTTTGCTTGGATTCTTGTTTGGTGGCGGGAAAGGTGCCGCAATCGGAGCGGCTGCGGGTGGAGCAGCAGGAGCAGGACTGGCTGCTGGCGGCGTTGAACTTGCCAAGAACTTTTCAACAGAAGCGGTATACGATCAGATGGTTTCGGTTTACCTTCCGTTCTGCACGAAAGTAAACAACGAAGACTCGTTTGTCTATGAGGACAGCAATCAGGCAGCAGCAGGCGCAGTGTTTGATGCGCTTGGTGGCGATGTGTCAAGCGTGGCAGGGCAGGCTGTCGGGGCAGGCGCACAGTTGATCGGAGACAAGTTTGCGCCAGGTGCTGTTCAGGCAGCGCGAGGAACAGTGATCAATCCTCGTCTTGAAAAACTGTTCAGGCAAAAAGAGTTCAGAACTTTTTCTTTCGCTTGGGAGTTCTATCCACGCAACAGGACTGAAGTGGATGCCATACGGGACATCATTGAGACATTCCGTTACCATGCCCATCCTGCGATGAGCGATCAGCAGGGAACGGCAGAAGAGAATAAGGTTCAGATCGTGCTGCGTACTCCTGGCGAGTTTGAAATCAGGTTCCTGTCGTCCAATCCTGATCCCAACTCCGCAGGATTCGTAGAAAACGAATACCTACCAAAGATCGGCAGATGTTCGCTTACTAGTATATCAATCGACTACACACCAAACTCCATATTCAGCACATTCGCAGACAACTCACCCACCGCAGTCACGATGACTCTCAACTTCAGCGAGTTGGGTCTGCTCACCCGCGAAACGGTAGATAAGGGCTTCTAATGGCTTACTTCTCAAAGTTTCCAATATTGCAGTATCCCGTTCGGGACGGCAATCAGTTCAGGTTTGCGTTCGTGGCAAACTTGCTGCGCCGCGTTGGGTTGAGCCAAGAACTCAAAGGCACAGACGGTGCATTCATTGAGTACAACATCAAGGACGGAGAGCGTCCTGAACACATTGCGGAGAGGGTGTACGGAGATCCATCGTTTCACTGGCTGGTGATGATGACAAACGACATCGTGGATCCGTATCACGGTTGGTACAAGTCTGGTAGTGCGATGGAGCAGTATGTGCAGACCAAGCACGGCAGCAAGTCTGTGTTCATCGGAACCACGGGTGATGGATATTTCTACAGTCAGTACATCGGCACGGGTTCCTCGCTTTCGCAAGGCTCCATTTCTTCGGATGTGATTGACTACACCCCTACGCTTTGCCGACTCACTGTTCGCGGTGGCGAGTTTCAGGAAGGAACCGCTACTGTCACCGTGAGCGGCGCAACCGCCTACGAAGTTCAGATATTCCGCGTTGATCCGTCCATCACCGCCGTGCATCATTTTGAGTTTCAGCACAGCAGCGGTATCTGTGCTGCAAACGATGAGTTCACGGTAGATCCCTTGAGTCAGCAGAACTCAAGTTTCTCGCTGGTCGGGGGCGTGATCGGCTACACGGCAGACGAGTATCCGCAGACAACGCAAGGCATCACCTATCAGTCCACCGCAGGAACCGTTGATTTCTGGGAAACTTATATTGGTAGGTACATGGGTGTGTCGGGTGCTAAAGTTGAAACCTTTGCCGTCAGCAACCTGTCATACGAAAACACGATAAATGATCAGAAGAGAACCATCAAGATCCTGCATCCTCGCTACAAGAGAGAAGCACTTGCTCAACTAGAGGCACTGTTGAGGGTATAAAATGGCAGACCACGGCAATGACATCCTATCAGCAGGAAACTATGTCCTTGACAGAATGTCCATGCATTCTCTTGTCAGCGGCAAGCAGTTGGACTTGCGAAACCTGTTCAAGCGGATAGAGATTTACGAAGACCTGTTCTCTCCTTACACCACCGCAAAGGTGTATGTGGAAGATGCCCACAACTTTCCCGAGAGGTTTCCGATCACGGGACAGGAAAAGATAGAGATAGCCTTCAAGACGGATGTGAATGCCTTGCCTATGGTGGAACTCGTGTTTCGCCTGTACAAGTTGGATGGACACAAGATTTCTGAAAATGGCAAGTCGCAGGAGTATGTGCTGCATCTCATCAGTGAAGGCGGATACATGAACTTTTCCCAATACTGCGGTTACGCGGTGAACGGAACGGTTTCAGGAATGGTGGGAACGGTTTTCCGCAAGCACTTCCCCGAAACGGTGTGGAAGGATCGTCTTGAAATACAGCCCACGAAGGACAACTACTCGCTGGTGCTGTCTGGTGCATACACTCCGTTCAAGGCTGTGAGTTGGCTCACCTCTCGCGCTCTTACCACCACAGGCAAAGAGTACAGCCCGTTCATGTTCTATGAAACCCTTGATGGTCACCGCTTCAAGAGTCTGTCTTCCATCATTGAAGCAGGATCTAAAAATCCCATCACATATCTGTACACCATCGGCAACATCGGAACCGCAGAAGGCACAAAGCAGGAACTCGGGTTCAGCAGCGTTCTGCCCAATCGGTATCACAAGATTCAGAAACTAGAGGAACTGTCACGATTTGATGCGGCTGAAAACATCATAACAGGTCTGGTCGCTGCTCGTATGCAGGTTCACGATCTGGTGAGAAAAGAAGATCGTCATATGCAGTTCTACGAGGGAGATGTTTTTGATTCCATGAAGAAGTTGGGCGATGTGCAGAGAATCCGAAAAGGTGATGCACCTCTAGAAAATGCATTGAAGACTGGCGGTGGAGCGTACTTCTATATGCCGTCTACTCCGTACACTGTACATACAAAGGGAAATCAGATCATTGACAACTTTCAAACCGAGTCGGTATTCCTGAAGCGCAAGTATCACATGAATGCGTTCCTCACGCAGAAACTGGTGATGCAGGTTTTCGGAGACAGTCGCCGCCGTATTGGTGATGTGGTTCGCATTCGGGTTCCCAAGCCGCAGTCGGATGTCACGGCGATTCAGGATCGGGACGACAAGAACCTGAGCGGTGAATACTTGGTGACAAGCATCAAGCACACTCTCGGCACAGCGTACTCCTGCAAGATGGAACTGTCTAGAAACGGCATGGGGGTGTAATGTCAGGATTCCTAGGAAAAGACGGATTCGTGTGGTGGCACGGCGTTGTAGAGGATGTGGGCGATCCCCTGTATCTTGGGCGGTGCCGCGTTCGTGTTTATGGATTCCATGTCCATGACAAGACTGAACTGCCGACCGAATGCCTGCCGTGGGCATATCCCATGCAGCCCATCACCAGTGCTGCTCTTTCAGGAATAGGGCAGTCTCCCACGGGACTGCTTGTGGGTTCCCATGTGTTCGGATTTTTCCGAGACGGCGAGGACGCGCAGGATCCCGTGATCATCGGGTCTTTCGGCGGTGTTCCACTGAAGGAAGCCGATGTAACGAAAGGCTTTGCGGATGGCAGCGGACGGTATCCCGCAAAGCAGAGTGATGTGGATGACGAGAAGTTTCCGCTTGGTGTGTCCGTGATCGGAGAGCAGGACACGAACCGCCTTGCGCGAAACAGCGACAAGGAGGAGATGAAGTCCACTGTCGCAGCGTACAAGACTTCAACGGTACAGAAGGACATCCAAAGCACTCCAGACATCAAGGGCGCATCCAAGTGGAGCGAGCCGTCCACTCCTTATGCAGCAGAATATCCAAAGAATCATGTTCGCTACACGGAGAGCGGACATATTGAGGAATGGGACGACACGCCAGGCGCGGAGCGAATACACCATTTCCACAAGTCAGGATCGTTCACTGAAATCGGAAACGGATGGGAAACGAGTCCAGACGGAACCCGCGTACAGCGGATCGTGGGCGATGATTACGAAATCATACACGGCAACAAGAAGGTTCACATATCAGGCAGCGAAGGCTTGAACCTTGTCGTTGACGGTGCCATAAATCTCACCATCAACGGTGGCGGCAACATACAGATAAACGGCAATACGAACATACTGGCAAGCAATGATGTGAATCTTCAGATTGAGGGTGCGCTGAAAGCATCAGGCAAGCAGATGGAGTTCTACGCTGACGGCGACATCGGATTCTCGGGACGCTCCATATCTTTCATCACCGACAGCAATGTCATGGTGTTGCAGCAGGGCAAGCGCATTGAAGTAAACTCTGGCAAGCCAGCGGTCACTCCGACACGGGTTGATGTAAAGGGAGGCGGCTCTTGAACTACAGAGGAAGACACCGAAAGTATGTGGAAGGCTCGTCCGACTACGAGGTCTATGTGTACGGCGATGTCGTGGAGCGAAACGGTGTTTCGTATGTGTGCAATGTCGCGGAGACATCAGGT